CCCTTCGACTGCAGCAACACATCGAGCGCCTGCCCGGTCCCGGTGGCTGCGCCATAGGCGACTTGGCTTGGCAGCAACCGCGTCGCGCTGCCGCCGCGCAAGAGTGTTTCCGCCGCTTGTGCAGGCATAAGCCCGGTTTGATTGGCGGTGATCGCTTGTCCCACGGCTTGGATCGGCGCGGCATAGGACTGCACCGCGGCGATCTTGCTGCCGTAGTTGCGGATGTTGGTCGCGGCTTCCGCGGTGCGCCGCGCGCTCGCTGCTTGATTGGTCGCGTCGCTGGTGACGGCGTTGTTGCCACCCGACGGGTCGGTCGCCTCGGGACCTTGCGGCGTGCTCGGTGCCAGCAAAGCTGCCGCTTGCTGCTGCGAAGCGTTCTGCGCGCCTTGAAGGTTCGCCGCGTTGGTCTGCTGCAGGAGCTGCTGCGCCGCGGTGTCGCCGGTCTGGCGCAACGTGTCGGTTTGCGCGTTCTCGGCGGCCAGCGTGTCCTGATAATTCTTCAAGGCCGTCATCTGGCCTTCGCGCATCTGCGTCGCCGCAGCGCTGCGCGCGTTCAGCGTCTCTTGCTGCGCGGCCGTCTGCGCAGCAGTCTGCCGCATCCCGGCGTCGATCCGATCATTGAAGGCTTGGCTCTGCGCCGCCTGCTGCGACTTGTTCGCGGCAAAAATATCTTGCGATTGCTGCTTGCTCGCGCTCGCCTGTTGCGACGCGGAATAGGCTGAGATGGCGGCCCCGACAACAGCAGTTCCAACCATAGCAGCGCCGATCGAGCACATGATCTTTACCCCTTCGCGCTATTCTTACTCGGGTCGGTCCCTGTCGGGCCGCCTTGTCCTGCAAAGCCTTTCGCGCCTTGCTGCAAGACATTCCCGGCTTGGTACCCGGCGTAGAGATTACCCGCGGTGTTGACAAGACCGCCAAAGATGTCACCGAGCTGGCTCACCGGCGGCACAGCTTTCAAGCTTGAGACGGTATCCCCCGCCGTGTTGGTGATCCCGGTGATGGCCGAGCGTTGCGTCTGCAGCGCCTGGTTGATGTCCTCGATGTTGGCCCCGGCGATTGGCGAGCCGATGCTTTCCGCGCCGGTCACTTGACCGAGCAAATTTTGCTTGGCGGTAGAGACGTTAGACTGCAGCTGATTGGCCGCTTGTGGTCTGCTGCGCCGCGGCGCGGCCCGCGGTCTCTTGCAGCACGCCGGTTTGATCGATCCCGGCTTGGCTCGATGAAATGCCTTGCCGCGCGAGACCGAAATTCAGCTGCTTCTGGGCTTGAGCCTTCTGATAATCGATCTGGTCCTGGGACGACGCCATGTAGTTCTTGGCGTATTGGTTGAAATAATCCGGCGAGAATTGTGAAAACGCGTCGTTGATCTGCTTCGTGCCCTGATCGAGCAGCTGCGCCCGGCCGGTGTCGTATTGGGTCTGACGATCGGACTGCGAGTTGACCTGGCCTTGCTGCTGGGCGTACTGGTCTTGCTGCGCCTGGAACTGCTGCTGATTGAGCGCCGCTTGCTGATCGGCGATATCCTTCTGCGCCTGGATTTGCTGGTCACTGAGTGCTTGTGCTCTTAGCGCCTGAAACGCGGCGACTTGCATGGAATTGTCGGGCGGCGGACTTGCGTGACTGCTGAAGCACATGGCTCGCACTCCTGTCCTGGGTCAGGTCCCAGGCGTATAAAAGGAAATCCTCGCGGTTCCGGCCGTAGCTCTTGAGCACGGCCTCGATCTCGCCGCCCAAGAACTCGATCCAGCGTCGGCTGTCGGTGTTCGCGGCCAAGACATGAGCCTCGCCGCGGTGGTATCGCGCAGTGCGCAGCACCGGGACCACGTAGGTCAGGGACCAGTGCGTCATCGGACGCAAGATCGCCGGCCATTTGTGCGTGCCGAAAGCCGCCGCCGTCACCACGCCCGGCCGCATCGGGACCACGCCGTTGACCGCGACCGGCTCGCCATCGAGCATCCACACGCGCCACAGCACGCCGGCGATCGCGCACACGTCGTCGATAAACGTATCTTCGTCGTCGCTCCAGCGCGTCGCGAAAATCTCGGCGCGGTCCCGCGGACGCAAGTTATGCACGATGTGCGCGAGCGCGGGACGCGTGACCAGCTCGCTGCCGATCTTCATTTCACGACACCCTCTTGCAGGTTGAAATGCAGCGCCGCGAGCAACGCTGGTCCCGGGGCCTGGTGCTCCAGATGCACGCCGATATGCGTGCCGTACCCGGCAAAGGGAATGCTCTGCAGCCCGTAGGTGTTGTCCTGCACCGTGGCGCACGGCTCGAACAGATTGACGTTGTTGGGCAGCATGCCGATGCTGACCGACCACTGCCCCTGGCACATGATGTCGACGCTCTTGATACGCTTTTGCGCGGTCGGGCTGCTGGCCGACATATGCGGCGTGCGCACTCTGACGAGACAGCTATCGAACGTGTCGCGCGAGACCCCGCCATAGAGATAGACGTTGTTGGCCGTGTCGACGCAGTAAACCGTGTTGCCGACAACCATGAAATTCTTGACGTTGAAACCCGGCGTGAACGAGGACCAGGCCGTGATGCTGCCTGCCGGAAAAAACGAGAGCACGTAGATCGTCGAACCCATCGCCATCCAGTAACGGCCCTGGATCGGCTGCACGGTTGCGACAGCTTTGGCGGCGTAGTCGGGGCTAAGCCGGATCGCCGGGACCAGCGCCAGATCGATGGCCGATCCGATATCGCTGACCGACGCCGCCAGGTTGATGATATTCGCCTTGAGGCTGCGCACGCCGCTGTCCGAGAGAAACAGCACATCGCCGGTGCCGAACTGCACGATCGACTGCGCCGCGATGTCGCCGATGCGCAAGAGCTGCGAGAGCGTGTCCTTGGTCGGATCGGGATCGAGCGACCAGATTTGCGTCTGCAGCCGCGCCATCAGCGCCATGCTGTTGTAGTAGATTTCCATCCCGATCAGCGGCTCGCCGTCGGGATCGTTCAGCGCCGTGTTGATGAAACCCGCGCCCGGCTCGTCGACCGACGACGGATCGTTTTGCGCCGGGTTGTTGACGCCGCTGAAGCGAAGATATTTGCCGTCGAGGCGATACATCTTCGATTTCCAGGTGCGCGCGTAGGTGCCGTGCGAGTAGGAGCTGTCGGCTTCGAGGACCAAAACATCATTGTACCAGCAATAGGTGGTCCCGCTGGTCCCGAGACCGCAGACGTAAAACTTGTCGTCGTAAGGCTCGACATCGAGAATTTCCACGATCGTCTCGGGAGCCGCCGCCAGATGATGCGCGACGAACGGCACCGGCGATGTTCCGGGGTTGATCGCCGTGCCGGTCCCGACGCAGAAGCAATGCAAGCTATCGAGATGGCCGATCGTGTAGAGATATTCCGGGGGCAAGACCGTCACCTGCTCGAAGGCGTAGCGCTTCTCGATCTCGCCGCCCTGGTTCAACACCGCGTTTTCGAGGATACGCAAGCTGCCGCCCGGCGCGGTCAGAGGCGTCTTGCGAACGTCAAGCCCTTCTTTGAAATCGGTGACGGAGAAAACATGCGCGTCGGGCATCAGTGAACCGATCCCGGCCCGCTGCCGTAGCCGGGCGGAATGTAATCAAGGCCCAGCACCGGCTGAGACCCGGGACGCGATTGCGCATCGCCGCCGCCGCCGCCGATCGCAATCGCGCGATTATGCTTGTGCGAGAACTGCCGCACGCGATGACGGCGCATCGCCTCGTTGGCCTTGTTGAGCTTGAGCGCTGCATCCTTGGCGTTGTCGCGCTGCAGAATTTCGACCGCTGAAAACAGCACGATCAGATTATCCGGCAGCGTCGCCTCGTCGCTGTCCTCGATCATCTTGGTGACGGTCTTGGTCCCGCGCAGCCGAATGATCGCGTGCGGATCGTCACCGTTCGCATCCGGGATCGGCCACAACTCGATCATGTTGGTGTCGGCGGCGTGCATCCATTTGCGTGTCGGCCATGACGTGAACCCCTCGTCCGAGTTCCACAGCACCATGTCGCTAGGCCCGATACCGTAAGCCAGCTCGTTGTAGACCGTCTCGATCAGCACCCAGATATGCGTGATGTCGTCAAAGAGAAGATCAACCGGGTACGGGTAGTAGCGCTGCCCGTCCGCCAGCTTGATGTCGCGATCGATGATGAGCTGCGGCCAGTCGTAATCCTGGTAGAGCTGGATTTGCGTGCGGTTGAGATAATAAAGCAGCGTGTCGCGATCGTTGATCCCGTGCGCGACGTTGGTGCTGTGACCGACCTCGGCCCGGAGATCGGTCAACTTATCCGAGAGCATCTTGCCCTTGACTTACTCGCGCGGAAGAACTTTCGAGGTGTAATTCTCGAACGCGGGCGCGTGACTGCCGCCCGCATTCACGTCCGGCAAAGTTGCTGCAACGCGCGCGGATGATGCTCGCCGCGATGAGCCGCGCCCATGCGTGTCGCGCACGATATGCGCCTGGTCCTCGGCTTGCGGGGCCAGACCCATCGTGTCGTCATCGGTCTCCGGCTCGTCGTCGACATGCGCCGCGATCTCGTCGGGCGTCGGCTCGGTCTCGCGCGGCAGGACCGGCCCCTCGGGCGCGTCCGCTGGAATGGTGAATTGATCGAGCGGGCGCAGCTTCGGATCGGGGCTGTCCGGCTCCACCGGGCGCGGCTTGTAGACCTTCTGCGTGCAGCGCGGAATGCTCGCATCCGACAGCGGCAATCGCGGCCGCGCGCCCGGGAACACCTTCTCGATCACTTCCGGGTCGTAAAGCGTTTTGAGGCGCTGCAGCACTTCGTCGTTGGTCGTCTCCCAGGTGCCGACGATGTGGACATCGGTGATCGCTTCCTCGCCGTGCAGGAATTGCAGGATCGGCAATTCGGGAAACACGATCGGCCGCGAGCGGTCGCGATAGACCTGATTGCCCTGGTCCCCGCCGAGCGCGACCATGCAGCGCAAAAGATGAAACGCGGACATCAGACGCCACCCCGCTTCAGCATTCCAGGCGGCGGCGGTGTCAACGGCAACGAGGGCGTCGACGGCATCACCGTGTCCGACATGCTGGGACCAGCCGGGACCGGCGCGCGCGCGATCGGGATGTTCTTGCGCGCCGCAGGCAGCTTCGGCCTGGGCCGCGATTGAACTTTGAATTTGCTGGGCATGGTTTCTCCTTTGCGAAAAAGACGGGATCGGCCAAAGCCTCGCGGGTAGAGCCAGGGGGGCTGGGGGCTTGACCGATCCCGATGCAGATCAAGCGATCTCGACGACGAGGGCCGAGTTCACCTGCTGTGCAACCATTTGTCCGGTGTGCGTCATGCTCTTGTAGAGCACGAACTGATTGTAAGGACGGCTCGGGGTGAACTTGTGATCCCACTCGCCATCTTGCTTCATCAAGTAGATGTGCCGCGGGTCCCACCAATAGGCGCGCTTGGTGAAGCCGAGATCATCGAGCGTCGGATCGTATTCGATCACCGTGTTCATGAACTTCAGCTGCCCCATCGAGCCGTCTTGCGGCCCCGTGAAGCCGGTCATCGTGTAATTGCCGTTCGCGCGCAGCTCGATTTCCATCGCGCCGATGAAGGCGCTGCCCGCGAGCATCTTCGACGGCCGCCCGCCGTAGCGGATCAGCTGGCGATATTCGGACTGCAGGAACTGCAAGAGCGCGCCGCCGTTGGTCGTGGCCGATGTCACTGCGCCACGGCCGCCCGCCGTGCCGAACGCCGCTGTCGCCGCACGGTTCTGCCACCAGGTGTTGGTCGAGCGCGCGAGACCGCCCAAGCTGCCCGCATTCGGGACCGCCGCGATGATCGACTGCATGCCCGCCAGCGCTTTCGCATCGCCGGTGCCGTCGCCCCACATCAGAAGGTTCATGCTGCGCGCGTATTGCTCGCCAAAATCTTCGAGCTTGTCCTGCAGCAAATTCACCAAGACCGTAACGTCACGATCGCTGTGATTGCTGAGCTGGGTGCCGTCGCCTTCCTCGTCGGTGACGCTGATCCCGTCGATCTTCAGCTCGGTATGGGTGAGCGTCAGACCGATGTGATGCTCACGCCACGGAAAGTTGACGCGCAGGATGTTGGCGGGCGTGTAGAAGTTGACCGCGTCGTTGTGCGTGTAGCCGACGACGTGATCGTTCACGCCGCCCGCACCATACGCGCCTTTCACGGCGAGCGAGATATTGCCCTTGCCGCCCGGGAAGGATTTGGCCGAGCGCTCGAACAAGCGAAGCAACGGCTTCGCCTGGATCGATTGCTTGAACGTGTCGCCTTTGTTGTAATAGAAATCGAGTGCAGCGTTTGCGATGTTGGAAAGTTCACCAGCCGTAAAGGCCATAGCGACTTACTCCCAT